ATTTGAATGGGGACCTGAAACAACTATCCATTTACAAGAAGATGGTAATATTACTATGTTACCACCTAACCCTGCTGCATTTCAAGTAAACAATGAACTACAAGCTTTAATGAATACAATGGAGCAAATGGCAGGTGCTCCTAGAGAAGCTATGGGTATTAGAACACCAGGAGAAAAGACTGCTTTTGAAGTACAGTCTTTACAAAATGCTGCTGGTAGAATATTCCAAAATAAAGTTAATCAATTTGAAGTAGAGTTTTTAGAACCTTTACTAAATACAATGTTAGAATCAGCTAAACGTAATCTAGATTTACCTGAACTAGCTAAAGTATATGATGATGATTTTGGTGTACAAGATTTCTTATCTATTACTAAAGAAGATTTAACTGCTAGAGGCATGATTAGACCTATAGGTGCTAGACATTATGCTGCTAGAGCACAACTATTACAAAACATGTTAGGTGTATTTAACAGTCCTATAGGACAAATGATTAGTCCTCATGTATCACCTAAACTTGTAGCTAAGATGGTAGAAGAGTATATGGGCTTTGACCAGTATGGATTTATGCAAGATAATGCAGCTATTTTTGAAATGGCAGAACAAGAAAAACTTAAAATGCAAATCCAACAACAAATGCAACAACAAGCTCAAGAACCAACTATGGAAGAGAATATGGTTAACCAACAAGTTAATCAAATGGAACAACAAGTAGGTATGTCTGATGTATCTGATTTAATTGAAGCAGAAGAAAATTCAGACTTACCTCCAGACGTTGTATAAATGAAAGTCCTTGACTTTTACTTAAATATATGGTATAATTATAGTATGGATTTAAAAAGTGAAAAGGCTAAAGCCTTAACTAAGAAACAAGTTTTTGATGAGTTAAGAAGTTATCTTAATGAGCAAGTAGATATTTCAAATAGAAAGTGTATGGATGAAGAGAATTTTAAACTTCCTGCTTTTAATGAGTATCAAGCTTATCAAAGAGGTATACAGAAGGCTTTAACAAAACTATATAATTTATTACCTTGACCAAAGGAGATGTAACATGAATGATGAAGTAAAAACAGAAACAACTGAAACACCTGTACAAGAACCTACCCAGGAGACTGTACAAACAGATACTCAACCAAAAGCATTTGAGATTCCGACCGAAGCTCAAGAAGTAATTGGAGAGGGTAAAAAGTACCAGAGCCCAGAAGATGCTTTAAAGTCAGTACCTCATGCACAGAAACATATTGAGACTCTTGAGTCTGAACTTGCAACTGTACGTGAAGAACTAACTAAGCGTCAAACTACTCAGGAACTGATAGATGAATTAAAGTCTGGAGTTCAACCGACAGCCACGACCGTGCCAGTAGGGGAACTTAATCAAGATAATGTGATGGATTTAGTTAATCAAACTATTGCTACAAGAGAAGCAAATGCTAAAGCAGACTCTAATGCTAAGTCAGTAGCTGCAAAGTTTACTGAACAGTATGGAGACAAAGCTGAAGTTACTTACAACTCTATAGCAAAAGAACTTAACTTATCTGTTAAACAACTTAACGAGCTTGCAGCAACAAGCCCAACAGTAGTATTAAAAGCAGCAGGTTTATCTGCAGCTAAAGCACCAGTAGCTAGTTCTAGTGGTGATATTAATACTGAAGCTCTAAGTCAATCAGCTAAACCAACTGATTTATCTGCAAAGGTAGCAGGTGGTTCAACTAAAGAACTTTTAGCTGCTTGGGGTAATGCTAAAGCTAAAGTAAATCAACAGTCTTAAGGAGACTTAACAATGGCACATAATACTGCAAATACAACTGCGTTCATTGAATCGCAACAGTATTCTCAGTTTATTCTTGATAACTTACACGACTACCTTCTTCCAGAAGGGATGTATCGTGATGTAACAGACTTCGGTTCAGGTACAACACTAAACATTAAAACAGTTGGTACTGTAACACTTCAAGATGCAGCTGAAGATACACCATTGAACTTTACTAACATAGACACTGGTAACATTACTCTATCTATTACTGACTATATCGGTGATGCATGGAAAGTTACTGATGACCTACGTGAAGATGGTTCACAAGTAGATACACTCATGGCTATGAGAGCTATGGAATCAACACGTGCTCTTGGTGAAAACCACGAAGGACGTTTTTTAGCTGTCGCTAATGGCGGACAAACAGCAGCAAACCTTAACTTAGTTAATGGTAGACCTCACCGTTTTGTAGCTGGTGGTTCTGGAGCAGCAACAAGAAATGTTGTTCTTGCTGACTTTGTATCTATGAAACTAGCGTTTGACAAAGCTAATGCACCTGCATCAGGTCGTATTGCAATTGTTGACCCTATCGTAGAAGCAACTCTTAACTCATTAATCTCACAAACATCTGTAGTTAATAACACTCCGCAATTCCAAGGTGTTCTTAATGAAGGTTTTGCTAGAGACCATCGTTTCGTAAGAAACATTATGGGTTGGGATATTTATACTTCTAACTTCTTACCATCACTTACAGCAACAGAAACTATTGATGGGTCAGCATATGACCTAGCTAATGATACAGCTGAAATTGGTGATAAGGCTAACATCTTCATGTGCGTAGCAGATGATTCATGTAAGCCTGTTATGCATGCATGGAGACGTGCTCCGCAAACAGAAGGTTGGAGAGACCAAGAAGAAAGAGCTGATAAATATCAGGTTACTTCTAGGTTCGGGTTTGGTGTTCAGCGTGCTGATACACTAGGCGTTCTATTAACTGATGAAGCAACTTACTAGGAGATAATTATGACAATCGAAATGGCTCCAATACGTGGTGTTGCAAATCATTATGGTACTCGTACTACTAGAAACAAATATGGTGGTCAAGAGTCTACTAAAATGGGCGTAGTTAAGTCCGCAGAATGGCACTTCACATATGATGATTTACCAGCTGCTCTTAACAGCAACCTACCACAAGTAATCCCGGCAAACGCATCTATTGTGTCTGCTACTCTTTATATCGATGAAGCATTTACATCTACTTCTACTACTACTGACTTAACAGTTGGTCTTGAGCAGAAAGATGGTACTGATATTGACGTTGACGGTTTAGTCGCAGCTGCTGAGGCAACTCAAACAGCTATTGGCACTGCTGGTAACGTTGTTAATGGTGCTGGTGCATTAGTTGGTAAAAGCATCGGTGCAAATCCAGGTCAACTTATCGTAGATAAGTCAGCTGACGATTTGTTAACTGGTAAAGCAAGATGTGTCGTAGAATTCGCATACGACAAGTAATACCTCGGTAACGCCCTCTTAGGAGGGCTTACCCCTAATTTAATACAGGAAACATTATGACAATACAACATAATCTTATTACAGGCAGTGACCTACATGAACCTAAGGGAGTAGCGGCAGCTTCTAATAAGACTGTATATGTTGCTAATGGTTCTGGTTCAGGTGTATGGACAGCACCTAATGCAGTAGCTAATGTCTACATTAATTTTGATGCAGCTAGTCCTACATATACACAAGCTAATACTACATCAGATGTAATACTAGACCCTACTTGGGTTAGTGGGGTTGTTTCAGACTTTACAGTCCAAACATCACCTAATGCTAGACTTAGGTATGATGGTACAGATACAAAGAATGTTAATATTACATTAGCTATGGCTTGTAATCAAGCATCAGGCAGTGATAAAAATGTAGAGTTTGCTCTATTTAAAAATGGTACAGAATTAACAGGTTCAAGAAGTATAAGAACTACAACTACTGGTGATTGGGGAAATATTACAGTTGTTGGAAGTACAACTATGGCTACTAATGATTATATAGAAGTTAAATCTAAAACTAGTGCAGCAGCTACTATTCAATATGCTAGTTTATCTTTAAGAGTATTAGGAGCAGTCTAATGGCTAAAATGAATTTACTAGCAATGACTCAAGACATCTTATCTGACATGGATTCAGATGATGTCAATAGCATTAATGATAGTGTAGAAGCTTTACAAGTAGCACAGATAATTAAGACTACTTACTACAATATTATTGATGGTAAGAACTATGCATTTTTATATGAGTTATTTAAATTAACAGCTAGTGGTACAGATGATAGACCTACTCACATGAAGTTACCTGAAGATATTATTGACTTAAAATGGATTAAGTATAATAATAAAAAGAAAGTTACAGATAAAGATAACTTTCAAATGATAGATTATAAATTACCAGAAGACTTTATGGATATAGTAGATGCTAGAGATAGTACAGCTACTAACATAAAAAAAGTTACAGATACTACTGGTATTACTCTTAACATATTTAATGATAGATGTCCACAGTATTTTACATCATTTGATGATGAAACTATTGTAATGGATGGATATTTAAAAACTTTAGAGTCTACATTACAAAATAGTAAAACACAATGTCATGGTAAAAGGTCAGTAGCATTTACAATGTCAGATACATTTACTCCTGACTTACCAGTACAAATGTTTACATACTTACTTAATGAAGCTAAGTCTGCTTGTTTCTTAACATTAAAACAAATAGCTAATCAAAAAGCAGAACAAATTTCTGTAACTCAAAGACGTAGAATGAGTCAAGATGCTTGGAGAATTGCTAAAGGTATATCATATCCTAACTATGGTAGACATTCAGCTAACAAAACAAGGAGTAACAAATATTGACTTTTACTACAGCTAATACACTGTCGTTTATTCATAAAGAACAGTATGGAAAGAAAAAGAAAAAAGCAGAAAAGGCATATAAAAAAACTATGCTTACAAAGAATTCTTCTACGAAGTTTAAGAAGATTCCTAAACTTAAACTTAAACAAGGAAGAAAACGATAAAGGAGATAGACATGACCAATGTCAAAAAGAGTTGGAAGACTCACGGTAAGATGGATTTACAAGCAGTTATTGCACCTAACACAGCACATTATGTATTTCAGTGGAGTGGAGGTGGAGAGATACCAAAAGAGTTAACAGGTACATATACATCAATGGTATTTATGGAAACATCAGTTGCTAGTTATTTAGCTAATTCAAAACCTACAGAACAGGTAGATGAAAGAGTAAAAGCTAAAGCTAAAACAGAAAAAAGACTAGCTAAAAACAAATTAAAAGAGGAAGTTAATGGCACAGAAAGCGGAAGCAGCCTATAGGTCGTTTGTTAAGGGATTAATAACTGAAGCTAATCAGTTAACTTTTCCTGAGAATGCGTCAATAGATGAAGCTAACTTTGTCCTTAACCGTGATGGTTCAAGGTCTAGAAGGTTAGGTGTCGACTATGAATCTTCATATGCTTTAACAGCTACAGGTTTAACTGCTACAGATATTAAAGAAGGTAAGCAATCTTTTCATATTTGGGAAAGTCCTGGAGGAGATACATCTGTAACATTAGGTATTGTACGTATTAAAGATAAACTTTGGTTTATGAATCTTTTAACAGATTCTCCATCAGCTAATCTTAAAAATAGTGGAAATCCAATTACTATTACATCATTAAGTAATAGTAAAATAGAAACTTCTGTTATTAATAATAAATGTGTTATTGTTTCTAAAGATTTACCTCGACCTGTATTACTAACATATAATGTAAGTACAGGAGCAGTTACTCAAAGTACTATTCAAATACAGATAAGAGATATCTATGGTGTAGATGATTCATTATTTCTTGATACTAGACCTGTTACATTAAGTAATGAACATAAATATAACTTACGTAATCAAGGTTGGAATAAAAACATTGTTACAACTACTGGTGCTGATGCTATTACTTTAACAAAAACAGATTTAGGAGTATATCCTGCTAACTCTGATAACTGGACATTAGGTAAAATATCTAATGCTTCTAGTGCTGATTATGAAAAGTATGACCCAGATACATTAAATAAAAACTCATTTTCTAATTATCAAATAGCTAAAGGTAGTTTTATTATTGATGCCTTTGAACGTGGTGTAGGTAGAATGAATGCATCAGATGTAACTTCTGGATTACCTACTGATAGAGAAGAAGGAAATATAAGTACTATTACTTCTTATGCTCAACGATTATTTTATTCAGGAATTGAGTCAAATGTAACTGGACCAGATATTAGGTCTCCTAATTATTCAGGTTATATTTTCTTTAGTAAAATTATTAAATCAGATGACGACTTTGGAACATGTCATCAAGAAGCTGACCCTACAGACCCAGGTATTAATGACTTAATAGATACAGATGGGGGTTCTATACAGATACCAGATATAACCCGTGTTGTTAGAATTATAGCTTCGCAAGCCTCGATATTAGTTTTTGCAGAAAATGGCGTGTGGGAGATTTATGGAGATACTGGAGGGTTTATTGCAACCTCTTTCCAAGCAAGTAAAATATCTACTAATGGTATTACAAATGGAGATTCAGTAGTTAATGTAAATGGTAACTTTATTTACTGGTCTAAAGCAGGGATTTATTTACTTAAACCAGATGCAGCATCAGGAAGATTTGCAGCAGAGTCTTTATCATTAACATCTATACAAGATTTATATCTTAATATACCTGAAGTAGCTAAAGATTTTGCTAAGGGTATTTATGATGAAAAAGAAAATAGAGTTAGATTCTTGTATAATGATAGTGCAAGTTATTCTTCTTCTAATTATCCTAATAGTTATAATAAAGAATTAATTTATGACCTAACTTTAAAAGCTTGGTCTAAAAATGAAATATCTAGCTTATTTTCAGACTCTCCTTATATAGCAGACTATGCTTTGATACCAGGATACTCTGTAACAACAAGAGAAGAATCTGTTGTAGCTGGTACAGATACTGTTTTAGTTACTGCAGGAGATACAGTTGTAGTACCTGATGATGTAGCTTCAAGTAGAACAGAACAGTTTAGTTTTCTTACTATTGTAGGAACATCATTTACATTATCTAAATATAATGGTAGTGATTTCTTAGATTGGAAAACTAAAGATTCTGTAGGTGTAAATTACTCTAGTTATCTTTATACAGGTTATGAATTGTTTGGTGATATAATGAAAGAAAAACAAATACCTTATATATTCTTTTATTTACAAAAAACAGAAGATGGTTTTCAAGCATCAGGTACTGACCTAGTATTTACAAATCAATCATCTTGTAAAGTACAAGCACAATGGGGTTGGTCTAATTCTGCAGCTAATGGTAAATGGGGTAATGAGTTTCAAGCATATAGAATACTAAGAAACTATACACCATCAGGAGTAGGTGATACTTATGATAGTGGTGACTCTATGGTAGTAACTAAAAATAAACTTAGGGGTTCAGGTAAATGTTTAAGTTTATATATTAGGTCAGAAGCAGGAAAAGATATGAAGTTGCTAGGATGGGGACATCCAGTAACACAGCTATCAACTCCGTAATATGATAAAGTTATATCAAGAAGGTAATGGCTTCTATGGTATAGATTGGAATGAGGAGTTAGGTTCATATACTACTCATGTAATGTTACCAGAAGCAGATGAATGGTCTTTAAGTTCATTTAGAAAATATAAAAAAGTGTTTGAAGATGCAAGAAAACAAATGAAAGAGATGGGTATTAAATCAGTATTAGGATTATGTGAAACAAAGAAAGAAAGAAAGTTTAATATGTTGTTTGGATATAAACCAGTACCAAATGGTATAATACTTACAGATGATGGAGTTTTAAATTACTTAGTTAAATTGGAGATATAATATGGGTAAAGCAGTTAAAGCAGTAACAAAGGTAGCTAAAAAAGTAGCACCAATAGCAGCAGTAGCAGCAGGAGCTTATTATATGGCACCAGCAATGGCTACAGCTAATATACATACAGGAATTGCAGGTATACCAATGGGAGGTTTTGGAAGCACTCTTGGTTCATTAACTAGTGGTTTGTCTTTTGGTAATGTTATGCAAGGGATTAGTGCAGCAAGTTCTGTTGGAGGATTAGCTATGCAAGCACAAGGTAATATACAATCTCAAAAATATGCTAGTCAATCAGCAGGATATCAAAGACAACAAGTAGAAGCTGCTAATAAATCTGATGCAATGAGAAATAGATATAATCAAATGGTACAAAAAAGAAGTAGATTAACTGCTATAAGACAAGCTAGAATACAACAAGGACAAATAGGTGGTTCTATGGGTGGTACATTAGGTACTGGAGGTACTTCAGGTTATGTAGGTTCTATAGGTTCTCTTGGTTCACAAGCATCTGCTAACATAGGTAATATTAATGTAGCTGAAGGCTATGGTAATATGATAAGTGCTTCTAATCTTCAAGCAGCTAACTTTGGTTCTAAAGCTAATACAGCAGGTAGTAAAGGAACTGCTTGGCAAAATGTAGGTACTTTGGGTGGTAATATCTTTGCACAAGCACCACAAATAGCAAATATATTTACATAAGGGTAATCAATGTCTGAAGACACATTAAATAAGAGTATTCCTTTTTCTGATTATGAACCTATAGTAACAGAAAAACAACAAAGTAATGATGATGCTTTTTACACATCTATTTTACCTAATACTAAAACAGATGACCCTATTGAACTTTATAATTATATAAAAGAAGAACAGAGGGAACAAGGTAAATCTTTATTAGTTGAAGAAGCTAGAATACAATGGAAAGAAGAACAAAAAAATAGTTCTAAACGTATATTAGAAGATATTATTACTAATCCTGAAATATCTCCAGAAGAAAAAAAAGCTAATCTTCAAAACTTTATGTCTAATACATATATATCTAAAGATATAAAAGATAAAGCTATACAAGATTTATCTAATTCTTATATACTTGAAAATAATTTAGATAATGATTTAGCATCAATAGATGTTATTAATATGGAAATAGATAAACTTAAAGTAGACCAAAACTTAGAAAAACTAAAAGACAACATTCAAGCAAATGGTAATAATAGTAATGATGTAAATGAAGAAGATTTAGCTGATGCATTATTAGTAGTTGCAAAACAAATAGGACAGTCTGAAAATCCTAATATTGAATTTGAGCCTATTACAGCAACAGCAATGTGGGCTTATGACATGTTAATTGGTAAGTCTCCTCAGTTTATAAAAAATACTTTAGAGATTATTCAAAGAAAAACAGGTGGAGTTTCTTTACCTCAAATGTTTGTTCCTAAAGTATTAGCTAAATTATTTCCTTCTAACACTCTTTTAAAACAAATTCAAACTGTTGTTCCAGAAGATAAAACTTGGACAGAAGTTCAAAAAGAAGTATACTCTGAAGATACTTTTGTAAATGCTACTGAAGAAACAGTTAGAGAAGCACTAACTGAACTAGGCTATAATCCAGAAGTATTAGAAAACTCTATTCCAGGATTAGTATTTAATCAAGGTTTTGGATATGCTATTGATAAAATCTCAAACTTTCTTAGTCCAGAAGACCCTGCTAAAGTTGCTATACCTTTAGAAGTAGGAGTTTCTATATTACCTTTTATTATTTTAAGAAATAGAAAAGGTAGAGATGTAGAAACTATAGAAGAATCTGGATTTAGAGATGTTCATGTTAAAGCAACTAAAGAACAAATGGATGCTGTAAGAGAAGCAAATAGAAAATCAGCAGAACAATATCAAAAACAAAACATAACTCCTTCTCCTGATAATAAAGTAAAAGTAAATTCACCTATTGTTACTGTATCTAAAACTAATCCTAAAGCAGGTAGTAAATTAGTTGAAATAATTATAGAAGATGTTACAGGTGAAATAGGTAAAGCATCAGGATTAGATGCTAATAAACTAGCTATTTATCTTACTGACCCTAATGCTAATATAATTAAAAATCCTAAGTTTGGATTTAGAAATGATATATCTTCTGTATCAGCTATGAATGCTGTTACACAAAGAAGTAGAGCTTTACTAATTGATAATCCTAACTTAGCTGATTCAGCTTTAGTAGACCAGTATGCTGAAAAAACAGCATTTACTTTAAATGGTATTATACCTAAGCTACCTATGATTGTAGCTAACTCTCAAACAATTACTAGTTATATTAGAACTCCTGCAGGTATGCTACAGTCTGTAGTATTTCAAAAATCTCCTAGTGAGTATTATAATAAAGCAGAAGCTTTAGAAGCATATACACAAGTAGAAAAATCTATTTTAGATAATTTTGCTGGTGAAGAAAAAGCAATTAAACCAACAGAATTACTTATTCAAGAAGTAACTCCAGACAATAATGTTCTTAGACAGTTTACTCCAGAACAATTTTTAGGTGCTGACCCTGCTAGTTTTTTAAATACTAATTCTTATTATATTAGGTGGACTCCTGATATACCAATGTATGATTATACTAATAATGTAATGGGTGCTTTACCTTCAGAGAGATTTCCTACTAATAAAGTTACTGATAAACTACAAAAATTTATATATGATACAGAAGCCTCAGCATCTAAAACAGGAGGAATGCAACGATTCTTTGTATATGGTAGACATAATTCTAAGTTAGAAAAGAAAGTATATCAAGATGAAGTAACTAAACAATCATTCTTTGAACAACAGAAACGGATTCTAGTACGTACATTTAAAAAAGATTTAAGTGTTAAAGAACAAAATCAATTAGATGTATTACTTACTTATCAAGATAAGAATGGTTTAGCACAGTTAAGTCAAGCTCAAATAGTAGATGCATTAGGTACAGCTCCTACTGTAGCTTCTATGGATAGATTACAAGTAGCTCTTACTACTTTTAGAATATATGACAATGCTGTACTTGCTGCAGATAATGTAACATATGCTAATAACTTATTAGAAACAGGATATGATAAATCATTTATTGTTCCTAGAGGTAAGGATGTATTATTAGATAATAAAATGCCTCCAGAAGTAATGCCTGTTAAAACAGAGTTTGATATAGCAGAACTAGATGCATTTGATTCTGTGTTTACAGAAACAGGAGAAATTTTACAAGCAGCAGCATGGGATTATGTAAATAGTAAACCAGTATACTTTGAGTTAGGTGAACGAGGAGTAAGAACTCATTTTACAAAAGTTGATGGTATGCCTGTTCAACAGGTCTATCGTTTAAAACGAAACAAAGTAGATGAAAATGGTGACATTTATCAGTATGGTATCTTTAGTACATTTAAACCACAACCATTACCTAATCAGTTAATACCTGCTAGACCAGGACACGTACCTAGAAAACATACTGAATCTACTATGGTTATTCGTATACCATTAGAACAAAAGATTAATGGACGTACAATTAAAGCGTCTATAAAAAATCAATTTAAAGAATTAGGTAATACTAGAATATTAGATTTAACTGGTAAATTATTAACTAAAAAACAACAAGCAAAACGTGCTGAAGTTATGGGTATATTACGTCAATTTGGTGTAACAGTAGCTATGGTAGATTCTCCTAGAGCTGCGTATGCTTGGTCTAGAGAAAACTTAACAAGCTTAGATAATAAATCTATGTATATTATTGATAAAGCTGCTGAATTACAAATGAATGAAATAGCAGACTTTAGAATTAGAGAACAACAAGCTGTCATGGGTATTAGATTAAGAAATGAACAGATAGATTATACAGTAAAGTCTGACCCATTAGAAACAGCTTTAGAGAATGCTAGAGCAGCAGATACTGCTTTTTCTAATATAGGTTTATTACAACTTAAAAAAGAATGGGTTAATACTTATATGCCTATGAAAGGTAAAGTATTTACATTTGAAGCTATAGCTGATAAAACAGGTATGATAGAAAGTGATATAGTAGTACCTGATTTTCCTTTAGATATTAGTACAATGACTCCAACTAATGTTCAATATGGTGAAATTACTAGACAAGCTAAAGCAGATTGGTGGTTAATTACTAATAAAGAACGCTCTTCTATGGCAGTAGATAGTAAATATTCTGCTCATGCTATACGTAAATTAGCTAACTTAGTAGGTAATATAACAGAGAATACTAGATTTAGTGGTACTGCTAAAACTGCTAGAGAAGTACAAAAGAATCCTGATGCTGTAGTAGGTTCTCCATTAACTGCAGTAACAACACTACAGTTATTAGTTAATGCTCCTAAACAATTGTTTTTACAGGGAGCTGCAGCTTTAGCTAATATATCTGCAGTAAGTAAAGGTGGTCCTTTAGGTTATGAGTTTTATCAAAATTGGGTAACAGTAATGGCTTTAACTCATCGTTATGCTAAGCTAACTAATGATTTTAAAAAGAGTGGTAAAGATATTATGAGAGTTAATGATGCTTTCTTTCAAGACCATTTACCAAACTCTTTAAATGATAAAAATATTATGAAGTATAGTCCTAAACAATTAGAAATGCTTGTTCAAGGAATTAAAGAGTTTTCTATATCTTTAGTAGGAGACCATATTTATACTCAAGGTATACTAATTAATAGACCTCCTCATTTAGGAGAAAGTCCTTTTACTCCAGGAGCTTTAAGTAAAACAGCAGTTAAAGGATTAACTGATGTTGGCTTTGGTGCTGGTGAATTATTCCAAAGATTTGGTCAAGTAGTAGCAGCATTAGAAAACTGGAAGAATCAAAATCCAGGTAAGTCTTGGGAGAATAAAAAAGTAATATCTCAAATTATGTGGGACGCATATCGATTATCAGGAAGTATGACTAAAGCAACAAACTTAGCTTGGCAAAATAGTTTATTTTTACGTACACTTGCTCAGTTTAGGTCATTTATGGCTAAGATTACAGAAGCAGCAATTAATCCTAATGCTACTCCTTTTGATTTTGCAACTAGACTAAAAGCTTTAGCATGGAATACTGTTTACTTTGGTGCATCTATTGCAGGAGTAGGTGTTGTTATTAATAAAGTATTAGAGTCTATGGATAGTCCTACAGCATGGTGGTTAGCTAGAATGCATGAAAGATTAAATTTAGCTTATGTAGTAGGTAATTATATTGGTGATTCTATAATGCCTGATGATAGAAAATCTATGTCTAAGTTTGGTGATTTATATAGTATCTATGGAGATGACTTTGCTTTCTTAGGTCCTTATGCTATTGTGGTTGAATTAATTATAGGTATCTATAATGAAGATATTAATTACAATAATGCAGGAGCAGCTTTAAGTTGGTTTAAGCGTACTATAAATGTAGGTGATGAAATTCTAGATATTTGGGTAAGAAACCCTGAAGCGTATAAAGATGAAAATGTAGCTAGGTCTATGCAATCATTAGCTAAATTATTTCCACCTACTAAAGCATATATGCAGTTTGTTAAAGAACGAGAAAATGATTTTATTGCTGCAACTAAAACAGGACATGAGTATGGATTTAAACAAACGGAATCAGAAGCATGGTTTAAAGCATTCTGGGGTGTGCAAACATCTAAAAATGAATACCTTTGGGAAGTTCAAACATCTGCTTCAGATAGAAGAAAGTCATTAACAGAACATGCTAGACGTTATATGACTATAATATCTTCTAGTGCTAAAGGAGGTGTTCCTACATATATGGATATAGCTAAAGGCTTATCTGATTATATAGTAGTATTAAATGGTGTTGGATTTATAGCTAATAGTAATGAACATACTGAATTTGTTTCTGAAGTATTTGGTATAATGGGTAGACAACAAACTCCTATAGCTCAAAACTTTATTAAAAATTACTATCAAAGAATTTTTACTGGTCAGTTAATGACAACAAAAGAAATAATAGCAGCTAGAAAAATAATTGAATTAAATTATGATGAAGGTAGTGAAGAGTATAAAGTAGCTAATGACTTTTTAAATAGTATGAAAGCTTTAGATACTGCAAGGTCTCTTGGAACAGATAACGTTGAACAACTAAAAGATAAAAATAATACACTTTTTAATAATAAGGAATAAAAATGGCAGAATTTGACACAACTAAAATGACACAAAATGCACCAGGGTTAACTTACGTTACTCCAAAAGCTATGCCTGCTAAGTTTAGTAATTTAGGTGCGGCAGCTTCTTTAGCTGATACTGCTATTAAAGGAGCTGTAGCTTTAGATAAAAGAATAACACTAACTCAAGCAGAACAAGAAGCAGAAGATTTAAGACAACAGTATCAAAATACTAGTCCTACTGCTATTGCTCAATTAGAAGAAGAAAAAACTAGATTAGAAGCATCTATGGAAACTGAAGGACCAGCTCCTTATCAAGAAGAGTTAGATACTGTTATAAATAAATTAGAGATGGCTAAAGAACAAAAAGTAATGAGTCCTTCTGAGTTTCAATATAGAGCTAATGTTGCAGCAGAAGAACTAATGTCACGTAATCCTGCATATGCTGATGAAATTACTGCACAAATGTCTAATGTATATAAACGTGGTGGATTAAATACATTATTAAAAGCTGACTTAGCTGCTATAGATGCTCAACAAAAAGCACAAGCAGCACAAATGGAAGAAATGACTAAGTTTTTAGATAAACAAAGAATTTCTTGGAGACAAAGACCAGAAGAAGTACCATATCTTTTTGAAAAAGAACAGCAATACTTAAGAGATGAAATAGAAGTATCAAGAATGGTTGAAGCTAATGAAAGGCTTAGTGAAGAACAGAAAGTAAAGTTTCTTGCTAATATGGGTGATGGTGTTGGTGGTACTAATGGTTTATATATGGAAGCAGAAAAATCTTTTAATTTATTATTTAATAAATTAGAATTTATTGAAGATAATGTAAAGAATGTTGATGAACAAAATGATGCTAGACAAATATTAACAGAAGCAGCTAGAAGAAAATTAAACTGGACTGTAAGTAATTTACCTGCTAGAAATGATTATGAAAAGAAAAGAAATGAAGACTTTTATACTATGCAATTAAATGCAATAAATAGATTAGATGAAGAAATGCAAAAAATTGTACCTGCTAATAGAAAAGCATTTTTAAAAGAAAAAGTAGAAACTATAGAATTAGAACAAAGATTACATGAATTACAAAATGGTTTTAATAAAGCAAAAGCAGAAAATCTTCAATTAACTATAGGTACTTATAAAGATTTTGTTACTGGTGGAGATGGTAAGCTATTAGCATTATTTAAAGACCAGAATCCAAATGTAATGTTAGAAATATCTAATGCTATGAAAGATATTATAAGAGGAAAAGGTAATAAAATAGATTATCAAAGTGATAATGGTCAATACTATGGTGAAAAAACACAATTAAATAATTATAGTAGTTATAAAAGTTTTAATAATCTAGCTGAAGCTGAAATTGCTTTTGGTGATTTAACTGATGGAACTAAAGGATACTTTAATAATGTATTTAATATAGCTAATAGTATGACTGGTGATTTAAAAAATAAAGAATTAGATAAATTATTACCTAGAATTTCTAGTACTCCTGATAAAGTATTTGATAATTTAATGAGTCAACCAGACTTTAGTAAAGATGTTTTAGATAATGTAGAGTTTTATAAAGAAGCTACTAAGACTACTTTACCTGAAGGTTCTAAGGTAATAGTTAAGAATGGTATGGTTTATGCTCCAACAGATGCTAGACTTAATAATAATTTAACTAGAGTTAATGAGTACATTAAAATACAAGCTAAACTACGAAGAGAAAAACCTAGTTCTATTGTAGATGAAATACTTAAAACAGACTTTCCTATGCTTGATACAGGTTTAAAAGTAGATACACAAGAAATTACTACTGAGCCTACACCACCTACTGTAGAAGCTATTACAGATGAAGAACAAGCAGTATTAGATAAGTATAAATAATGGCTACACTTAAAGAAATAGCAACAGCTGCTGAAAAAGCTGATAGAGCAGGTAATACTGAAGATGCTAAAAAATTAGTTAATTTATATTTTAGAATGATGGAAAAAGACAAGAAAAAAGAAACTACTAGTCTATCTCTTACAGATAAAGATGTAAAGTTAAAAGAATCTAGTAATAATCCTTTAGCTCAAAATCCTAATACTACTGCTTCAGGATTATATCAAATGACTAAGGCTTCACGAAAAGATGCAGAGAAGTTTGATAAGTCATTAGTAGGGTCAAACTACGATGACCCAGCAGTACAAGAAAGATATAGAACTGCGTATAAAGGTGAGTTAGCAAAGCAATTAAAAAGTAAAGGTGTATTAGTCAATACTGATAATATTAATAGAGCTTGGGTAATTGGTGCTGGAGGAATGAGTTTGCTTAATAAAGCAAAACCTGAACAAATGTTAATAGATGTGTTACCAAGTAGTTACTTTAAGAAAAATAAAGCAGGTAATTATATAAATCCTAATTTAACAAGTAAATCAGTAAAAGACTTTATGAATGACCCAGACCCATATAGTAGAAAACCAAATATTACTCTTGAATCAGTGGCATTTTAAATGGAAACGAGTAAGTCAGTAGTACTACATGTTGTTGCTATATGTATGGCAGTAATTGGAGGGGACTATATTGACCCCCTCAAATTAGGTAAATCTAAATATGAAGTTACAGAAATGGTAACTATTTATGAAGATTGTAGAGTTACCAGACAAATTTCACAACATTAACAGGTATTTCTAACTTCTGAGCATATCTAATCGCATACTGCGTACCATGACTTTTAGTATCCCAAAGGGCTAGTACATGGTCAGCATTATTTATAATC